CGCGGGAGTATAATATTTGCTAGAATTATGAGAGCCCAGAGAGCCCTGAGAAATCCGTGCACTTGCTTTTGATGTCGGTGTATAGTACTTGCTAGTCTTGCTAGTCTTGCTAGTACTATTAGCTTTTTTAGCTTTGTTATAATAAATAGAATCTCTGTTTTTAAGCGGATCGCTATAATTCATTATATACACACCTTACTTTATAATTATATAAAAATAAATATTGGTTATTGAATGAGGTGTCCTAATTAAATTACAAAAGGTATTTTATTGATTATCTTATTGGGCTTAGTAGTCGTAAAAATATTATTGTGCATATTTTTAGGACCTTTCTGCATCATATTATATATAAACTCTACAATATCTAAATCATAAGAACTGCTTATATTTCTTATATAAGACATAAGATAGTCTTGGACGTATATCATTTCATTATTGAAGCCTTGTTCGGGTAAATCAACATATTCTCCCCAACCGTGATATTTATTCATAAACGCGTTGATTATTCTAAGGTAATCTACCAAGTTATGTTTAGCATTTTTCTCTTTAATATCCTCGGAATATCCGAAATCATATATCATTATATTATACTCGCAGGCTTTTAAGTAATAATCTTTCTTATTGGATACATAGTGATAATATCCGACTTCTTTATTTTTGTGATATAAGAAGTTCCCGAAATGAGCATCGTTGTGATAATTTTTAGCATGTTTATGAAACGATGCTATTGATAAAAATGTTTGCGCAAAAAGGTTATACATTAGCTCGCTATTTCCCGCGACTTTTCTATCTTCAACGAGTGTTTTCAAATCTCCGTGTGCCAATTCATTAATAGCTATGAGACGCTTGCTATCTGAGACATAATCGCTCGTATCATTTTTATAACATACAAAATACTTGTACATCATAAGGAAATGTTTGGATTTTCCCTTTGTTATAACCTTCTTAGTTAAATAATCCATAATATTAATTTCCTTAAAGTTATCGTTGCTTATCGGTGTTATTTTAGCAGCCAATAAATTGCCTCCTAATACATTCTTCATTACCGTGAGATATATTGAGGCGTTAACACTATCTGTGCCTATCTTTTTTATCAAAAACAATTTATCGTCAATACTATATTTAGTAAGATTATCTTCTATATATTTCTTAACACATTCTTCTTTTTTAATATTTTTAATGTAATTCAAAAGATATTCATAATATTTTATACGATTTTCAAGAACATATTTATCTTTTACAGCGTACTTCTTGAAAAACTTTTGTATCTTTTGAATCCTTTTGTCGGACATAAAGAGATTCGGAGATTTCTTGATTTTCGGCTTTTTTGATGCCTTGTCTATTATATTTCTGTTCTCTTTTGACAAGGACATATAAACATCGCTATGTTTTAACGATTTAGTAGACGATTTTGCTGGCTTTTTTGCTGGCTTTTTTGCTGGCTGTTTGGCTGGCTTTTTGTCCACAATCTTTTTTCCTTGATAATTCTTATCAACCATTTTTTTAATTATCATATAATCAGACGAGCCTTTTCTTGGCATACACCATTTAGTTTTCCCCTCATTATATTTTCTCAACGCTTCAATATATTTCATTTTCTATAATATGATAATATTTATATACACAAGTTTAGAAATATTATCTTTATTTCTTTTATCAAAAATAAGAAAGATTTCTAAAATGACCGATATAGATAGTGATAATAACAAAGACACTAACAAAGACTGTGATAATGATAATGATAACGACGAAGATTATAAAAATAATATTGTAAATATTATAATTGATTTTATTAAAGACGAGATATTAAAATCCAATATAAGATATGAGATTGTAAAGCCAATCCTATTATATATCTTGTATTATCTAATACCTTTCGTAATATTAATCCTTCTATTGAACTTTATAACTACTATAATTGCTGTATGTATTGTATTCAAATATTTAATATAAAAAATATCCTCTTATTATAAGGGTTTATACAGATATTATGAAGGAAGATAATAATATTAAATCGCTTATAGCATCCATCTTAAAGCTCTCGTTAAAACTATCAAAATGTAATGCGTCCGCAAAGGATTGTCCTGTTGCAAAGCCTAATTCTAAGGCTAAAGCTAAAGCGACTCCTAAAGCGACTGCTAAAGCGACTGCTAAAGCGACTGCTAAAGCGACTGCTAAAGCGACTCCTAAAGCGACTCCTAAGGCTAAAGGAACTCCTAAGGCTAAGGCGACTACAAGAGTGAAGATTGTTGGTGGCGGGAGCGCCGAGTTTTTTGAATGATAATAATGATATGGAATTTGCATTATAGAATAGCATTGTCGTATGTCATTCCTTTATTTTTGTTATTGTTAATAATGGATAGCGAATATAATTTAGTATAATTGTCGGATTTATCGGATTTGTCAGAATTGTCGGTTTTAATATTGTTGATGATATACCATCCTCTTTTATAAACATCGCCTATGGTTTCGTAAGGTTCTTTATTAATAATATAGATACGCCCTTTGTTAAAGATAGTAATATTATCATCGCCACAAATATTATTAGTCATATTCATAGTTAAACATATATCTGTGCGAGATTTTATATCATTTTTTAATAATATAATAAAATAATGGATGAAGAATTAATTGAGGAGTTTAAAGAGCTGTTTTCATTTGATAAAGAAAAGCAAAACTCTATATTAAACAGAATTATCACAGATAATATAGTAAAAGGTGATAAAATAGAGATATCCGACGATGTATATAAGGATACTAATATAGATAAATGGGCGCGCAATTTGCCATCGTTGGAAGGTAGCAAAATATTGATAGAGAGATTAGTGAGACATCCTATAAATGACAGGGAATTGCTAGAAAAAAGACAGAAGGCTCTGATAAATTACGATATAGATATTGAAATCTTGAAGGAGTATGAGGACGATATTTTATGGATTTATAAGATTGCCGAGGAGATTAATGAGAACAATTCAATAGAAATATTATTCCCTTCGTCATTTATATTAAGCTATATAAATTACATAGAAACGCTACTTGATATATATCATATGTACAAGATATTTTTTATACCTATTACATCCATCTTATATCCTATAAGTACCTTTGTGGCACCTTACATATATTTAAATAGATATCTCAAAATGAATATCAGCTTCAGCTCTTACCTGGAGATAATCGTACAGATTATTAAAATGTTGTGCGTTTCTACTGGCAATTTTCGCACAGATTTAATTAAGTTCATATCTATATTTTTCTACATAGGAATATACTTGTATAATATGTATCAGACATATGAAGTGGCATACTTTTTATACAGTACTAAGGATAAACTTCAGAATAAAATGGAGGGCTTGGTAAAGTTCGTCAATCATTCTCTGAATATTATGAATAATGTGCCAAAAAATATCATAGAACCGTATTTTAATATCAGGGCTACCTATGAAGGTATATTGATAAATAACAGTATGTCGTGTATTTATAGGATATGGAAGGACGACATATTAAAAGATAAACTGTCGTCTCTTTTAAAAACTATTTATGCCGTTGATGTTATCTATTCTATTAATAATTTGTTTTTAGAAAAAGATTGGTCTGTCGTGTCTTATAATAATACAGAGACGAAGTTTTGGGATGCCAAAAATCCTATATTGTCTGATACGCAAATATCAAATCCGGTAAGTTTGGGGAGAAATATTATTGTAACGGGTCCTAATGCTGGTGGAAAGACGACATATGTCAAAACTATCTTATCAAATGTAATCTTAGGGCAAACCATAGGAATCGCTTATAGTATTAAATCGCAGATGATATTATATGATACCGTCAATTCGTTTATGCGTGTATCAGATGTTCTCGGTAATCGCTCGTATTTTGAAGCAGAAGCTGAGTATTGTCTTAATATGATTAATAAAGCAAAGGAAATTAATGTAAATAATAAGTCGGCGCTATTCTTGATGGATGAACCTATGCATTCTACGCCGCCTATTGAGGGGATGGCGACGGCATATGCGGTCATAGAGTATTTGAGCAAATTACAGGGCATTACTTTGATTATTACTACGCATTTCCATAGATTAATAAAGCTGGAAGAAATATATCCTGAAAAATTTATAAACCTCTCGGTTGATGCGATACCTATGAATAATAAATATCACTTTCCTTATAAAATAAATAGAGGTCATTCATATCTATGCATCGCCATAGAATTATTAGATATCAAGGATTTCCCGAAAGATATTATAGATAATGCGATTAAAATGAAAAACAAAATATGTAATGATATTAATAAATAATGTACGGCTTTTTATTTGATCAAACATATATAAACTTAATTATAATGGGTTTCTTTCTGTTTTTAATAATGTTCTTATGGAGAAAAATCACTATAATTGAAGGCAATTATTTCATATTAGAAAAACGCGTTGATATGATTAAAAAGACTGATAGGGATTCTTTAATATCAAAGAATATGGAAAAGGCCGATGTAGTTATGAACGAAATATTTAAAGATAGCACGAGCGTCTCTGGTGGCGTCTCTGGCGGCGCTAGCGGTTCTAGTGTCGCCAGCGGTGGCAAAAAGAACTACTGTAATAATGTTAGTTATTGTCCTCCAGAAGCCATTCTAAAATCGCAAAAAAACACCCCCAAGGACTCGCGCAGCTCCAAGGACTCCGAAGACATAGATATGTCATCGTATATGATTGATGCCGTAGCTGCCGTAGCTTCCGCAACTGCCGTCGCTTCCAAGCCTGAAATAGTTATTAGTCAGGTAGATATCGCAGATGTCGCAGATATCGCAGATGTCGCAGATGACGCTTCTGTTGTTGTTGAATCTAATAATAAAATTGAGATAATAGAATGTAAAGAAGGCGATGATGTAGTTATAAATAAAAATGTAGAATATGGCGACAGCGATAATGCGCCTGATGTTCCTTCAGTAGTTAAAGTTGATATGACAGCTGTTCGCAATAGTGATCACGATAGCGAAAATGATATTAGGGATATTTTATATGCTAGTAGTGCTCTGGGCGGCAGCGGCAGCGCCGATACCGCTGATAATAATATAGATAATGATGCTATGTCGGTTAGTTCTGATATTACATTTGGGACGGATCAGGATAAATCTATAACGAAGAAATATAAGAAAATGAGTATTGAAAAGCTACGCGAGGAATGTGTGGAAAAATCTTTAAATAGCGAGGGTACGAAAGCAATTCTTATAGGCAGAATATTGGAGTATAATAAAAAGGCGTAAAATAAAAAATATTGTAATTGTATAGATAATAAAATGAATAAAATGAATAAT